CTCAGTCGGTAGAGCAACGGACTGAAAATCCGTGTGTCGACAGTTCGATTCTGTCCTGAGGCACCATTTTTGTATTCCACGCGGTTGTGGTGGAATGGCAGACACGCCATCTTGAGGGGGTGGTGAGCGTACGCTCGTGAGGGTTCAAGTCCCTCCAACCGCACCAAGCTGATTAAATAAGGGCTTACAGGTAATTCTGTAAGTCCTTATTTTTGTTTGACATCATAAAGTCTTGCGTGGTTTGACATCATTTTGACATCAGAATATTTTAGAGATACGTTCTATGATGTCATCTTCCATTTTAGGTGTCACATGTGAGTAGGTATCCATCGTTTCTTGGAATGAAGCATGTCCTAGACGTTCCTGTATGGCTTTCATATTGGCCCCATTTTCAATGAGAAGGGTGGCGTGGGTATGTCTAGTACCATGCATAGTAAAAGATGGCTTACCGATTAAATTGGCGTATTTTTTACATAGCTTGCTGACTTCATCAGGACAGCGAGGAGCTCCTTTTATGCCAGGAAATACAAGGTTGTTATTAATCCAGTTCATGGTTTTAATTCTGCGCTTGTCTATGACTGTTTTATGCTTCATAAGCTCCTGGAGTGTTTCCGTATCAATGGCAATTATCCGTTTTGAGGATGTGGTCTTAGTTGTATTTGATATAACTGCAGTGGATCCTATTTTGAGTGCTGTTTGTGAAATAGATATAGTCGATTTCTTGAAATCAATATCAGACCATCTTAAGCCTAATAATTCAGACCGTCGCATACCTGTTGCAAATGCTAATTTAAAGAGTGCATGATGTTCTACATTAGAGATATTGGATAAGAAGTTTTTAACCTCGTCTGCAGATAGCGTTACCATATGACGGACTTTAACATGTTTTGGCCGGTCTATGTTTTTCATATAGTTTTTAGGGATAATGTCATCTTTTACTGCCTGCTCTAATATGGAGCCTAGAATTGTCATGGTGTAGGATATAGTCCTTGATGATAATCCATCCATAGATTCAAAGACATAACGTAATGTATTAGGTTTAATTTCAGCTAACTTCACGCCACCGATTTTATCTCTTATGTAACGATTGATAATACCAGTATAACTTTGATAGGTGGCAGGGGTTATGGTCTTTTCTTTTAGTTGTAACCATATATTAATCCAGGTGTTTAATGAAATAGTATCATCGAAATTAGCACATGATTGATTCGTATTTATGTATTTCTCCATGGCTTCTATGGCTGCTTTCCTAGTAGTGCCATAAAAGAATTTACGCTTACCGTTGATGGTTTTCGATACCTGGTATCGTCCATCGGCTCTCTTTTTTGCCATAAAAATAACCTCCTAGGCCTAAATTTGGGTATATTAAATAAGCCTTAGAGGTTTTATGGTATAATAATAGTGTTCTTTGGTATATGCCTCTAAGGTGTGTATCATGGCCCCTATTCTGTTGGTAGCAGAATAGGGGCTTTTAGCTATAAATTAGAAATATAATTAGATAATCTAATTTCTGCATTAGCTGGAATTAAGGAAAGTTGCTTATATGGTCCATGCAATATTTGCCTTATAGCATTATCTGTCGAATTGTGAGGTCTATATAATGCTCTTTTAAATTCAGTAGCTAGTGCATATTTTGTATCAGTATCATTTATTAGGGCTAAGAAACATAAAATAATACCATATAGTCCAGATACTGAATCACGATCACTGATTTGATTCGAAATGGATGAATCATTGAATAAATAAGGAGGAAGTATTTTTTTTAATAATGGAAGTGGTAAAGGATATTTAAAACGTGAGTTAACAAAATTAAGATTATGTGCTCCGGCATTTCTAAATAAACGAATTCCATCAAGTGCTGTTATTAATAAATTTGTTTTTTCAGAAACGCTTAATGCTCTATGTGGAATCATTAGTTGTACAACATTAGATTTATTTTGTTGCTTTAAAAGTTTAAATAAATTAATTGTTGCTCCTAAGGAAATATTTTTAAATAATATCCATGGTGGTATATGATTGTGATGTTCAATATAATGTTTTGTTGGTTGATGTGCTGAACGAGGAATAGTATTGCGAAGAATTTCAAGTTTAACAGAGGCAAAATATAAATTATTATACTTATCTTTATAGTTCCTAGAATCCAAATAACTATCTTGATGGACACCATAATCACATGCTATTACATCAGCCAAACAATATTTTAAAGATGTTTCTATGATTAGACTGTATTTCATACATAAAGATTGTAATTCTTTATCTAATATATAGAAATCTCGTAAATACTCTATTGTTGTACCTGGGCTAAATGTATCATTAGGCATCAACATAGTTTTATAACCATTTACTAAATCGTAATACGAATAAGATCGTATTATAGTTTTGGCTATTTCATCATTTGTGATTGTTAGTCCTCTATCTTTTAGTATTTGGATTAAATCATCTATATTTTTATAGGGCTTATCATAACACATATATACTCCTTATAATAGAAAAGCCGCCACTCCGAAGAGCAGCGGCTCAGCGACCAATGATTAAACATTGCAATCAGTTCACTACTCATAGTATAGCATACTTTATGAAAATTACAATACATTAAGTATAACAAAAATTCATAATTTGCTATTTGTCAAGGACAAAAAAATGACAATTTAGTAATTATTACAATACATGATGATAAAAGTTAATACTTTCTAATTCCGAATCATCTATATGTGACCTACGAACCATTTGTTCGACAAGGTTCACGTGTTCATCTAAGTAAAAGTCATCACGAATAATATGCATTAATTCATGTTTAATTTCCTCTCTCATGCGATCATGAGGGAGGTTTTTGTTTATGTAGATATTATGAGTATCTACATCTTCACATTCCTCTGACACAGCATTGGCATGTGGCAAGTCGCAGTAAATCAAATTTACAACCAACGATAACACTCTCCCTTGTGTATTTACTTATGTTTTAGTTTTAGCAGTTCTATATATTCAACCGCTTTCTCCATGTCCTCTTTAGACATATCTTTAGCAGCAGAGAAGAGCATGCGTGCACCTGGTCTAGTCCGTAAGTACTCCGCGAACTCTGCCGCTTCAGGGTCATCATAATATCCTTCAGTAGGCTTGGGTTCTCTTGATTGTTGGGAATCAGTCCAACCCATTAAATATGCAGGTGTAGTGTTAAGAGCTTTAGCTAATGGTTCAAGAACGTCAATTGGCATGTTCTCAATATCTCCATTTTCATATCTATATATAGTAGCTCTGTTTTTATTTAACATCTTAGCCAATGCATCCGCTGTATACCCTAATTCTAATCTTCTTTGTTTTATACGTTCTCCGATTCTCATGGGAAGCCTCACTTTCTAGTTATTTACATAATACAATACAAATCGCAAAAATGCAACAATTTTTCTTAAAATATTTATAAAATCGCATATAATGCGAAAAATATTGTTGACATGCATTGTTCAATGGGTTAATATCAAATCAGAAGTTGTCGCATAAAAGCGACTTGAAAGGGGGTGTAATTTATGAACACTAGAAAATTAAAAGCTAAATTAGTAGAAAAGGATGTATCTATTGCAGATTTAGCAACGATATTAAACGTCGATAAATCGACTGTTTATAGGAAGTTTAATAAGTCAGGAGAGGCGTTTACGGTAAGTGATGTAGATAAAATTGCGAAAGCATTATGCCTAACTTACAACGATATCAATGAAATTTTTTTTGCAAATATAGTCGCATAATATGCGACTTATAAAAGGAGATTATCATGACAAAAAATACAATTTTGAATACTGATATGTTTACAAAAATCGTTATAAAAAACGAAGATGACGATACAGTAGTCGCTGTTATTACTGCTGATGATGTTGAACCGGCACCGCATTATATTGCTGTATTAACTCCTAAGTATAAGTAGCTTTTTAGTGAATGAAATATTAATAAGGAGGTCTCAATGGATAGAAGCAAGCTATGTATCACTGTTGATGAAGCTGCAGAGATGGCTAGTGTAGCGCCTGCAGTGATTCGACAATGGGCGGAAGACTTTGATTTTCCGTCCATGAAAATCGGACAGCGTGGTGGTAAACGCTTAATTCATTTAGATTCGTTTAATGCCTGGTTAGCGAAACGATGCCAGGCAAGAATAGGAGAGTGAAAGATGAATAAATTTATCATGATAGCGTCCCTTATAATGTTCGGGTTGCTAGAGGGTTCAGATGTACAAGGCTTCGCCATACCTGATCTAGTAATGGTCATAGGGCTATTATGGGCGGGTGCCATGCTGCTATATGTAGTTAAACATGGAGGTGAATAATGGAAGCCTTAATTCAAGCCTTATTCTTGACGGTATTTGTATTTAATACCTGTATGTTTTTTATTTCTTTGTTTGTGTTGATGCCCTTATGGTTCTAGGAGGTGATATATGAAGCGTGTTAATTGTTCAAAATGTGGCGTACGGATTATCCCATATACCTATAGCTATATATTTGATGAAGCAAATCGAAAAGCTATTAGGGTGTGTAAGAGATGCCATGACGAGCACATTAAAAATAAATGTAAAAAAGCCCGTACTCACGGCAATGAGATACGAGCTCTAGTTAAATAACCAAGTTAATTGTAACACATTAAGTCGTTACTAAAAAGGAGGTATTATGCCTGAACTTGTAGCAAAGAAAAAATCAAAACCAGCTATAAATACATTTGATTTTAGCTTCTTTGAAAAACATAACGGTAAACATGATAGAGCTATGAAAGTTGCTATTGTTACATGTAAGAGCTATATCAAACTATCAATGATGGCCTATCGGAAAATTAAAGGCCCAGAGTATTTCAAGGTCGGTATTGATATTAACAACAGAGTAATATGTGTATCCCCTGCAGTGGAGACCGAACCATTTGTGATTAAACCGACGGCGAGTCAGATTGAACGCAGATGCATTTTTATTACTCAAAAGCGAGCTGTCATTGATAAGTTGATAAAACTAGGAATGCCAAAAGTTGTAGAAGGTCAACTAGTTGATGGAGAATTAATATTTCAATTCTAAAGGAGATTAAATCATGGAAAATCAAAATATCTTAACTATTAAATTCAATACATTGGACGATCTAGCAGTGCAAGTAGCAGATTGGAACGAACGATTAAATCATCAATGCCAAGGCCAATGTATGTCGGAAAAGCCAATTGTTAAAGTAACGTCAGGCACCAGTCTTGAACTAGCAGAAAGTAAACTCGAGGATACATTCAAGAAAGCAATTGAAAAGAGTAGTAAAAAGATTGCAGAAGGTATACATCAACTTGAAGCTGAAGGTTGTAAGGTGAAAATCTTAGAAAATGAAGTAACAGCGCCTGCAGATGATGTTCCTGTAACAGATTTTGAAGGTAAGCCAACAAAAATTAAAAAAGAAGAAAAAGTTGAGCCGGTAACAGAATCGGTTGTAGAACTTGCTCCTGCTGAAACAGTAACCGAGGAACCAGCTACTATTGAAACACCGGAACAGGATGCAGCATTAGATGTAACTGCTGAACCGATTGATAAAAAAGCATTTTTCCGAGAAATGAAGGCCTGGATGGGGGAAGACAAAGGCCGTGCAGGAAAGATTATTACTGTCTTTAATAAATATGGTGTTACTGAACGTTTTTCTAGTGACGTACTAACTAATGACATTATCACTGATTTAAAAACAGTAATGGTAGAGGAGGAATAATATGCCTAAACAACAATTTAAAGCTCAAGCTGATATCTGTAAAAAGGCGCTAGATATATTACACAAAGCAATTGAACTTGACCCTCTTAATGCCGAAGAATACGAAGTTGGTATCGCGTATACCGAGGGTGTCATGAAAGCATCCAATGCTATTGTAAAGGCTTGTGAAATCGTAGAACATACTAAAAAGCAAAAGGAAGCGCCTAAAGCGGAGGAAGCTGAAACTAAAAGCAAGAAAGCAAAGACTACGGCTAAGAAGTCTAAGCCTAAAGAAGAACCAAAGCCAGTGATAGAAGTAGAGCCTGCACCTGTTGAAGAGAAGGAAGCAGAAGACCTATTCGCTATGTTTGGTGATTAAAGGGGGTATTCACTGTGGAGATTGTATCCAGTACCTATATTCACAAAATGTTCGATAGCGTAATCCTAGAGGCTCCTTACGGTGCGGAGTATACAACTATACACCATATCGATTGTGGATTTACGTTTGGAGGTAGCTGGCAACGTAGATATTCATATCAGAATGGTTATGTTACCGGTTCAAAATACTATACCTGTCCAAATTGTCGAGCTTCTTCTAATCCGTATGATCATAAAATTTACTTTTCTATAAATGATGAGAGCGTATACCCTGTATCGACCTATGTTGAGGTTATCAATTACAAGCATTTCCTAGACTTGAAAATACGATATCAAGCTATCCAGCTTTTCTTTGATGGCAAAAAAAATGACTTAGGAATGTGTACAGAAACATTGCGATTCGACTTCAAGAAACGTAAGGCGACGTTTATTGATAGATTTAGAATTCATCATGAATTGACTGTTGACTATATTCGTGAGAACGAGATCATGCCGGTACTGAAATTCTTTGGCGATTCATACGCCATGACAGACTTTAACCGGAAGTATTTAAACAAAACATTCAAGGCTTTACGGCTAATGTTTGAAAAACGATTGAAGGACACTTACGGATATGGAACAAAGGATGTATATGTAGCACCAGGCGCTACGGAAGAAAACGGCTACCATTTTACGATGCTGCTCAATATGATTCTGAAGCTATCGGCACCTGATATGCCTAGCATTGTTAGCTTAATGAAACAATATGTGTATTGGACCAATGCTTACTGCTTATATCGATATACAAATATCCCATTTGATGACGATGTGCTAGGGGCTACAAGAAAAGGTATGAACTTTCAAGCAGCGCTTAGACAATCATATAAGGCTCCTAACAGTAGAGCCTTACGAAAGCGTATGGTTGATGATCCATTGAGCGTATACATGTCTGATGTCCTTAATCTTTTTAACGATGAGAATTGTAGACGCACTATACTCACATTACAGCGTAGTAGGCATGATGGCACAGATCCATATTTTGGTAAGGCCCACAATGCTAATGATGTACGTAAGGCAATGAGGCTAAAAAGCCCACATGCAACGTTTATGTGGCAACAACTAATTAACCGGTGCGGTGAACCTACTATATTACGTTGGCTATTAGGTGAGGACATTCGTGTTATAGAAGATTGTGTGGATATGCACGCCAAACTTAAGCCAAAATACCAAGAGGCATTATGGAAGAAACGATTCAAGTTGAAGAACTTCCATGACGAAGTAATCAATATCTTTAATAAGCAGGAATATGGAGATGTAATATTGCCTGCTCAACCTCAATTACAAGCAGATATGAATGGGATGCACTTTATGGTCCCAAAAACTGCAGCTGATTTAATGACATATGGAAAGCGATTGAAGAACTGTGTAGGTTCATATCGTGACCGTGTCATTCAAGGGCAAGCAGCAATTGTGGTTGTCACGGATGATGATATGAATCCTATTGCATGCTTAGAACTAGCCACTGGTAATAATGTTAAAAAGGGTCAACCTAAATTTAATCATCTAGTACAAGCGAAGTTATTCGCGAATGCACAACTAAAAAAAGACAATAAAATTCACTCTACAGTGATGAAATGGGCCAATCGTTTGAAGATTGAACCTCATACCATTGATGTGGACGCTAATGTTGTATAGGAGATCACTATGAAACTCACAAAATTAGAATTACTAAATTTTAAAGGCTTGAAAGCCTTTACTATACATTTCAACGGTGATGTTATTATCCGCGGAGATAATGCTACCGGTAAGACGACTGTATTTGACTCTGTATGTTGGTTACTATTCGGCAAAGATAGCCTAGATAGAGCCGACTTTGAAATCAAAACATTGGATAGGGGCGAGCCTATCCATAAAGTCAATCACGAAGTAACAGGTACTTTTACATTGGATGAAGGGGGCACTGTTGAATTAAAACGTGTGTACCGGGAGAAGTACTCATCCCCTCGTGGTGGTGAAGTAACTATGACCGGTCATACGACAGACTACTTTGTCGATGGCGTTCCTAAAAAAGAAAAGGAATATAAGGAGATTGTAAACTCATTAGTTGATGAAAATATTTTCAAATTAATTACTAATCCATTGTATTTCAATGAAACATATTCCTGGCAGAACCGCAGAAAGCTATTACTTGAGATGTGCGGAGATATATCAGATGAGGATGTTATTGCAGAATATAGTGAGCTAAAAGCATTGACTGATATCTTATCAGGCCATAGTGTAGACGATCATCGAAAGGTAGTAGCTGCCAAGAAATCCGCCATCAATAAAGAGCTGGATATGATTCCAGTTCGAATTGATGAGGCCTTGCGCGGGAAACCTACCATTGATACTCCTCGAGACGTTCTTATTCAGGAGATTAGCTTAGCAACTACAACGCTAGAAACTCTAGAGGCAGACAAAGCATTATTAGTGAATGGACATGCGGTTGTTGATACTAGAGCGGAACTTAGAGATGTACAACGTCGATTGATAGCTCGTGAAAGTGAACTGCAGATGGAATATAAAAAACAATCTGCATTAAAGTCGAATGAATACGATATGGTTGTATCTGAACTTAACAATCTATCTTCTAAGGTTGAGAACACTAAGCATCGTCTTGATACATCCAATAGGGATATTCAACATATCGAGAGCGTTATTAACGAGCTAATGCATCAACGTCAGCAGATTAATGCGGATGCATTTGTGATGGATATCGATGAGAATTGTCCAACCTGCGGACAAAAGCTTCCTGCAGAGCAAATTCAAGCCGCACGTGAAAAAGCTGAAACGAATTTTAACCTTAGAAAATCTAAGCGATTAGAAGAAATTAATCAGTCTATTGAACTGAAGAAACAGGATATTGAGAATATTAAAAAGCGAGATGCCAGTTTAGAGCCTGTTGAAACATTAGAGGCTCTTATTAAGGCGAAAGAACTCGTTAAGGAAACCATAACTGATGAGATTGGACAGCTAACAGCACCAATACTTGATGATGATTCTATATATGCTGATTTAAAAGCAGAAGAGTTTATGCTGCAGATGAAACTCGATGAATCTAACACAGATCACTCTGAAGAAATTGCAGGCATAGACGAACGTATTGCTACAACGAAAGAACACCGCTTTAACCTTGAAACTGAATTGAATAAATACGAAGAGGCTAAACGGATTGATTCTCGTGTAGCAGAGCTAGAAAGTCAACAGGCTGAATTAGCAGCAGAAAAATCAAAGCTCGATGAAGCCTCTTATCTGATGGATGAATTCGTTAAGGCCAAGGTCAATATGCTGGAAGATGTTATTAACTCGAGATTCAAACTAGCACGATTCAAGATGTTTAATGTTATGTTGAACGGCAATGTTGAGGAATGTTGCGAAACCACCTATAAAGGGGTTCCGTATCGCAGCATGAATAACGCTGCACGTATTAATGTAGGCCTTGACATCATCAACGCATTAACTAGCTATTTCAAAGTGAATGCTCCGGTGTTTATTGATAACGCTGAAGCGGTGACTGAGTTTGTTCCTGTAAATAGTCAAACAATTAAGCTCATTGTTGATGAATCAGAACCACAATTAGTGGTTAAGGAGGTGTAGACATGGACGAATTGCAAGTTTTCAATAACATTTCTTTTGGGCAAGTTAGAGTCCAGGAGTTAGACAATGAAGTATGGTTTGTAGCAAAAGATGTATGCGAATGTTTAGGTATTAATGATACATCTAAAGCTGTAGGGCGTTTAGACGAAGATGAAAAGGGTACGAATTCAATTCCTACCCCTGGAGGCAATCAGAATTTATTGACTGTAAATGAATATGGGCTATATAGCCTGGTGCTTTCAAGTCGAAAACCTGAGGCCAAAGAATTCAAGCGTTGGATTACGCATGATGTAATCCCAGCTATTAGAAAAACCGGTTCTTATTCTATGGTGATTCCGCAGACATTGCCTGAAGCCCTTAGAGCATATGCCGATGAGGTAGAATCACATAATGCAACGAAAGCCATTGTAGCACAACAAGAACAGCAGATTGCGGAGTTTAAACCGGTTAAGGATTACGTAGATAAAATTCTATCAAGTAAATCCTGTTTAGCGATTACTCAAATTGCAGCTGACTATGGTCTTAGTGCTCAAGAGTTAAATAAAATTTTGCATGAAGCTGGTCTACAACGTAAGGTTGGTGATCAATGGATTCTCTACAAACAGCATATGGCGAAAGGCTTTACAAAATCAGAAACCTTTACATTCTGCAGAAGTGATGGCCGCTTAGATTCAAAAATCACGACTAAGTGGACACAAAAAGGCCGCTTAGAAATTCATAGCATCTTAACTAAATTAAACATCCACGCTGTATGTGAAGACGTAGCATAGGAGGTACATAATGGGAGAAATTGCGAAAGCACAAACACAATTACAAACTCAATCATTGAAGACTTTAGTATCGAGTGAGTCTATAAAAAAACGATTCAATGAAATACTAGGGAAGAAGTCAGCAGCATTTGTATCTAGTTTGATTTCTGTTTCTAATAATAATGAACTCTTAACTAAGGCAGACCCTACGACTGTAGTTACTGCTGGTATTATGGCAGCTACACTAGACCTTCCTATTAATCAAAATTTAGGCTTCGCTTATATTGTTCCATTTTATAATGGCAAAAAGAAAATTTATGAAGCCCAATTTCAAATGGGATACAAAGGGTATATTCAGCTAGCCATTAGAGCTGGCAAATACAAAAAGATTAATGCCATTAAAATCTATGAAGGTGAAATAAAGAAACGGAATCGACTAACAGGTGAATTCGAATTAGGGGCCCCTACCGGGGATGCTGTTGTTGGATATATGTCCTATTTCCGATTGGAGAATGGGTATGAACAATATCTATACATGAGTAAAGAAGAAATGGAAGCACATGCTAAAAAGTATTCTCAAACTTATAAAAAAGGTTTTGGACTTTGGAAAACTGACTTTGATGCGATGGCTATTAAAACCGTACTTAAACAGTTGCTAAGCAAATATGGTATTTTGTCTGTTGAAATGCAGAATATGACGAATGCTCTCACCTCAGATGGCGCTGTTATTCGCGATAATGATGGCGAACTCACACCTGATTTTGAAGGAGAAACCATCGACGTTCAATCTGATGTGGCTGAAACTATTGCTAATAACGCAAATTCAGAAACGATTGATATTGAACCTACTCCTACAAGTGAATTCGTAGATCCTGAAACAGGCGAAGTCGTCCATATGTTTGGTGATTAATTGTGATTAGTATTCAAGCATTCGGTAGTAGCTCAAAAGGGAACTGCTACCGAATCAAAACCTCAACCAATGGGGATGAATTATTACTAGATGCAGGGTTAGCATTTAAAGACATACAGCGATATTGTCGATTTAATTTTGTACATCTCTGCGGTGCATTAGTGACTCATCAACACGGCGACCATTGCAAGGCCGTGCCTGATTTATTAAAACTCGGACATCGTGTGTATATGCTAAAAGACACAGCTGAGGCTATCTATGTTGCCGGACATCATAAAGTGGTCTATATAACGCCTAAGATTCAATTTTCTATTGGTAATTTTACTATACTACCATTTGAATTAGAGCATGATGTTCCGAATGTTGGTTTTTTAATTACTGATGGTGAAGAGAAACTCTTATATATTACCGACACCTATTATTGCCGGTACACATTTAAAGATGTGAATCACATTATGGTCGAGTGTAATCATTCTTATGAGATCCTAAACCAACGCGTTGACGATGGATGCCTACATGAGAAACGTATGGAACGATTAATTCAATCCCATTTTTCGTTAGAGAATGTTATTAAATTTCTAAAGTCTATGGACCTTACCAAGTGCCAGGACATTCGACTACTTCATTTATCTGATGAAAACTCCGATGCAGCTATGTTTAAACAAGCTGTTGAAGCTGCTACCGGTAAATATGTAGTCGTAGAACAAGAAAGGAGTCCATTATGATTGTTAAATCTATTCAAATTACAGATAACGATATCAATATCGCCTATCAGAAACCATCTGCTACAGGCTTGACAGATGTCTTTACCATTAAATCTAAAGATGATCCACGACCTGAACTCATGCAAGCCTTCAGCCGACTACAGGCTATTATGAAAAAGAATTTTGAATTCCTGGAAGAATTTAACATCCCATTTGTCGTACGCTCATTTAAGTTTAAATATGGCGTTATCGAGGACGTGGTGGAGAAAGTCAGCGTTGAAGGCATTATACAAGATGCAACCTCAACTGATGAACTGAAATTCAAGACTGATTGGTTGCCGGTAGAATATACAGACCGTACATTCGCTATTTCAGTGCAAGACTTAATTGATGAATGTGTAAGGTTTATTGCTGGTAAACGCGCACAAGGGGCTTTATTTGCAGACGAGGAATGATGATTTATGGCAAAAGACCAATCCTATTATTTTAGCCATGATGTTACAGCGAGCAGTGACCCCAAGATAGTGGCGATGATATCTGAATATGGAATGATCGCGTATGCATGGTGGTGGATTATTCTTGAAAAGCTAGCATCATATGAAGATTACAAACTGCCATTAAAAAGATATACATTTCTTGCTCTTGATAATGAGTTAGGAGTAAAAAACGAAGAAAATTCAACATGTGTTGAACATGTGTTCAAACAAAACGAACATGTGCTTGAACAAAATGAGTTATGTTCAATGTGTTCATTTTTGTTCGTAAAATCATTGATTTCAGACTATGAATTATTGGCTTGTGATGATGAATATTTTTGGTCTCCGAGCTTAACACGGCGCCTTGAATTTCGAAAAGTTAAAAACGAAGAACTCCGCGAAAAACGTAGGCTCGCAGGCATTAAGAGCGGAGAGGCCAGACGTAAAAACGAACAAAAGCGAACACGTGTTCAACAAGAACGAACACATGTTGAGCAAAACGAACTAATAAAAGAAAAGAAAATAAAAGAAAATAATATAGAGAGAGATACGCGTGCACGTGAAGATGAAAACCCTCTATCTTTGTTTGATGATGATGAAGTAAAAAATAAACCCATTTACGATTTGTACATGAAAGCAATCGGAGATGTATCACCTGTCATTAAAGACCGATTAGATGATCTGGTTGAGTCTTATGGGAAGGAACGAGTTATTGTTGCTATTAATACCACAGCGGATAATGGCGGTAATAGTATCAAGTATGTTGAAACTGTCACGGCAGGGAATCTAAAGAAGGAGGTGCAAAAAGATTTTGGAGCAAGTAAACATAACGGAAATGCTAGAAACGTTTCTCGAAAAAAGGAAGAAGTCGACTGGCAAGCAGAATACGAGAGAGTCCATGGTAAAGGATGAGTTCTTCTATCCTGTGTATGATAAGCCTGTAGTGATTAAGGAGAATGTTAATGGACCCTATGCTGCTGTTGGTATCCCTCGGCGATACTATGACATGGATTTTGAGTGGTTACGTAAACATGGCAGCTTCCCTAAAGAAAATTCAGAGGCGTATGCTGTAGTGAAACAGTATGTGGATAACCTAGAATCAAATCTTAAAAGTGGCAAAGGATTGATTTTAAGGGGCCCTGCTGGCACTGGAAAGACTTCTATAGCAGTTAGTATTCTGAAAGAGGTTCTAGCGCTAAAACAGGGCTGTATGATGATTTCTATGCCTAGTCTATTGGACATTATGCTCACATTATCTAAGGGTGATAGAGTTGCGTTTCTCAATTATGAACAAAAGCTCAGGAATATTCCGCTATTGTTATTAGATGATTTTGGAGCGGAGTATTCTAAATCTGATTGGGTGCACACAAAAGTTGAAAGCATTATTATTGGCCGATACCATGATATGAAGCCAGTTATACTGACAACTAATTATAATAACGACCAAACAAAAGACCATTATAGCGAACGAGTGATTGATAGATTACGTGGCAAAGATTATGAAGAGGCTATATTTTGGGGAGACTCGCACAGATGAAGATTATCCTACGTTGTCAGTTTCGGTTTAGAAAGAAAACACATGACAGGTTCCCTACCTTGAACGAGTACATTGATTGTGAGCGTGGTTCGACCATAGCGGCGGCTGCTATGAAAAAGAAATGCACCGAGCAGGTCAAAGAACAATGTCTATCACAACAGATAGAATCGGTTAAGGGGAAAGTAGACCTGTTATTTGAATGGCACTCATCAACCAGGCATGATCCTGATAATGTAGCGTTCGCTAAGAAATTTATTCTTGATGGCCTACAATTGGCAGGTGTGTTAGAAAATGACAATAGAAAGTTCATAGGCACGATGGCAGATGAAATTATAACTGATACAGAAAATTATGTAATCCTGCACATATCGGAGTGCATGAGTATATTCCTGTAAAGAGTGTTAATTAAAGCGAGGTATTATGAAGAAAAAGCTAGTATATGTGGCTCATCCATATGGTGGCAAGAAGAGCAATAAAGAAAAAATAGACAAAATCATGCAAGAACTGGTGATGGTTGATATTACACATGACTATGTATCACCTATCCATAATTATGGGTTTATGTACTTAACTGGAGACCAATATCAATTTGGTTTAGGGATATGTTTAGGCCTACTCAAACATTGTGATGTACTGGTCTTGTGTGATGGCTGGGAGACTAGCCGAGGTTGTAAAGGCGAATATGAATACGCCAAGAAACATGGCATTGCTACATTTGTGTTAAGCGAATGGAAAGCATTGAACATGATTTAATTATTGTTAGATGCTTCTTATGAAGTTGGTATAAACACAATTCGGACTAAACTACAAATTAAAAAGGGGGAGAGGTATTTGAATGAATACGAAATTGAAAAAATCACTAGGTTGGCCACTGAGGTGGCCACAAAAACCTACTATGAATTAGCCAAGCAAGAAAATGCACAGCTAGGTCGTAAACTTCGACACAACACGATCAAGCTGCTTAAGCATTATAGTCAATTACAGTCATACGTAGACAATGCTATCACGGATTCGACACAAGCCGAGGATATATGGCTCAATGAACTGTTAATTGATATGTTTGACGATAAGAGCGTTGTAAAAGTTAATGCGATTGTCAAAAGCAAAGAAAAAACAGCATTGATGATGAGGCATGTAAATAACATGCTCGATATCTATGCTGAGAAGTGTAGTACAAAACAATTTAAGTATTGTGAGTGCATGCGCAGGTATTATATTGATGGAGAAACCTTAGAAGAGATTGCTGAATCATTTCCTGAAAAGCCTGATGTACGGACTATCAAACGTTATATTGCAAGAGGTATTGAAGAGTTATCAGTTTTGCTATGGGGCGTTATTGGATTAAATACAAAGCTAGCCTGAAAATTGTCCCAAAACTGTCCTAGACCTGTCCTTCTTGACAGTTTATAATGATAGTGTGAGTTAATAGGGAAACGATTAATCTCTCTCGACACAGTGAATACCTAGAACACAAAAGCGAAAAAGCCCCTGCTTCGGCAAGGGCTTTTTGCTATATGTAATAAAAAGAGACCTATGAAAGGCCTCTTTTTACATGAGGTTCGCGACACCTCATTTGTGCGTTTTACCATGAAGGCTGTGCAATTATTTCTTTAAATCAGAAATGGGAATAGGCCAGGCTTTGTAGCCGAAGTCTTTTGCCCATAGTTTTTTACCGGTCTTTTTATCGATCCGCCATGCTCTAAAGACAATATTGCTTTTGAACTTTTGATTTTTCAAGGTCAGCCCTCCTTTCATAATTAGATTATGACGGGGCCCCGCACAGTTGCATTATACCATATTTGTTGGAATGGATTCATTGTGAAATGAAAAAGAGGTCGCAGGAATAATCTGCGACCTCTAAAACAGGGTAGGGATGAACAAAGCACACACTTTCGCTTTTTTATCCTCATAAGTTCCGCGAAAAACTTATAATCCTTCATAGACTGACCCAATCAAAAGTTCACTTTTAATATAAACTTTACAAAACCGAAAGTCAAATGAGAAGTTATCCACAGTACATTATGTTGTATTGTGGATAACTTTGCGTCTAAATATAGTATAGATATTCCAATTAGGCATAATATAGCAATTAATATAACTATAAGTAATTGAAAGAGAGGTGAATACGATTGACAGATGTGTATTGTGAAAAGAGGCGATGCCTTAATAATGTGAAAGGTTGGTGTAAGGCCAATGGAATTCATATAGACCATATGTGTAAATCGTATGCACCATCACATTCGTTAGTAAAGACAAAAACCGCAAAGGTTCATAAGGAGTGCGGTAAATATAAGCAAAATAAAAATATATTGAAGTAGCCAGGAGGTGAGATAGTGGCTGCATTGAAAAACAAACGGCATGAAAAGTTTTGTCATGAGTACATCAAGGATATGAATGCGACACAGGCCGCTATTCGCACTGGTTATTCTAAGAATACAGCTAATAGAATAGGTAGTCGCTTGTTGTCAAATGTTGACATAAAATCAAGGGTTGCCGAGTTGCGAGAGGCCTATTTAGACGAAAATATCATGACAGCCAAACAAGTTGAGTACGAGTTAACAAGAATTGCTCTAGGACTTTCAAATGAAAAGCAAGTGGTTATTGAGGGGACTGGGGAAGGTTGTTCTGAAGCACGTATCATTGATAAACCGCCTGATGAACGCTCTAGGTTAAAAGCACTAGAACTCATGGCCAAACGACATCGGATTCTTAGCGGTGATACTACGATTGATGTGCAACCAGTTATCATCGTAGGTGGTGATGATATTGCCGACTAACAAAGTGTACTTACCTGATATCGTAGGCAAGGGGTACGGTGCTTTTTGGCGGTTCAAAGGCCGTTATAAAGTAGTAAAGGGCAGTCGTGCCAGTAAGAAGTCCTCCACGCAGTCTCTAAAAGTTATTATGGAGATAATGGAGAATTCTTGTGTTAATTGGCTGGTGGTTCGTAAGACTGAACGTACTTTGCGTGACAGTTGTTTTGCGCAGCTTAAATGGGCTATGCGCCAATTGAAGGTAGAACGGTACTTTAAATGTTCCGTATCCCCTCTCGAAATAACATACATACCGACAGGACAAAAGATTCTCTTTAGAGGTCTTGATGATCCATTAAAAGTAACATCCATTACGGTTGAAGTTGGCGCTCTATGTAGACTCTGGGTTGAAGAAGCTTATGAGATTATGAGTGAAGATGCGTTCAACAGACTTGATGAATCTATTCGTGGTCAGTTGCCTAATGGGATGTATCACCAGGTGGTCTTAACATTTAATCCGTGGTCAGATAGGCACTGGTTAAAGAAACGCTTCTTTGATGAGCCTAGCGAAAATGTATTAGCCTTAACTACTAACTATATGTGTAATGAGTTCCTGGGCGAATCAGACTTAGCACTGTTTGAGGAAATGAAAAAGAATCCTAAGCGGTATAAAGTAGCTGGCTTGGGTGAGTGGGGGGTAGTTGATGGTCTTGTATACGAAAACTGGAAGGAACAAGATTTCAGTATTGATGAAGTACGCAAGTTACCAGGGGTAAAAGCCATATTTGGCTTGGATTTTGGTTATACTACAGACCCGACAGCTCTCTTCTGTGGTGTCGTTGATGCTGCAGAACGTCGACTATATGTATTTGATGAACTCTATGAACGAGCTCTTACTAACAGAGCAATAGCTGAACGAGTACAACGTTTGGGATATGCAAAAGAAGCTATCATTGCTGATTGTGCCGAGCCTAAAAGTATAACAGAGTTGAGAGAATTTGGATTGACTCGAACTCGAGCATCTAAAAAAGGTGCGGATAGTATTCTGAATGGTGTGCAGCGTATCCAGGACTATGAAATTATAGTACACCCTAGATGTGTTAATTTCCTTACTGAGATTAGCCAGTATCAATGGGGGAAAGATAGATTTGGTAAGTATACCGGCAAGCCTGAAGATGATAATAACCATTTAATGGATGCTATGAGGTATGCATTTGAGAAATTTGCTGTGGTTAAAACAGGCCAAGTTGATATTTATTAGGAGGATTATATATGGCTGTTATGTCAAACCCAAGAGATAGTGAATATGAATTATTGCATGACGCTTATTATGGCACAGGCATGTTCGCTAATGGTGGTGCATTACCTAAATATTCTCGTGAAAGTTCACAGAATTATAAGTACCGCCAAAAACTTTCATATTATTTAAACCATACAGGGCCGATACTCAATGCTAGTGTCGACCCTATTTTTAAAGACGAAATATCACGCGACTACAATAAAAGCGAACTTTTTGCTTCGTTCTTGGAGAACGTAGACAGACTAGGAACGTCGCTCCAAGAATTTATGCGTTTTAATGCAACACAAGCAAAATTGTATGGTGTTATGTATATCATTGTCGATAACGTAACAGAGTTTGGTGAAACGATGGCCGATGTGATCTCTAAACGCCAGTTCCCTTACCTATATGCGGTTGAGCCAAAATGCGTATATAATTGGCGAATCAGCGAAATAGGCGAACTGGAATTATTTGCGTACACATCTCAAGTGTTCGATGAGGAAGGAACCGCAAAAACACAATTCCATGAATGGACAAAAACATCATGGGTAACAAAAGATGAAAACAACAAAGTAATTGCACAAGGTGAGCATAATATCGGTAGAATACCTGTCGTTCAATGGTTTGGACGCAGTTCAAAGAAAACAGATATATTGCCACCTCCTGAATTTCTATCTATTGCGAGAACTAATCACCAAATATACCATCAATGCTCGTTGTTATCGCAAATATTAAGCATGCAAACGTTTAGTATTTTGACATTGCCTGATAACGGTCAAAATATTGGTGATATTACACTTGGTACAAATAACGTGCTAATGTATCCGGCTGAATCAGGCCATGCTCCTGCATTTATTGCACCGGATATTGGGCCAGCACAAATTCTGATACAAACAATTAAAACGCTTACAGATGATATGTACCGTTTGTCAGGAATTAACTCAGTAATAGGTGTACAAGAGTCAAAAAGCGGTGTAGCCAAGCAATGGGATTTTGAACGAACCAATCAACGGCTGGCGGATTTCTCCGTACAATGTGAAAACGCAGAATATGACATCATTGATTTATATGAATTGTGGACAGGTGAAACTATCGATTATAAATGTGATTATCCTCGCAACTTTAAAATTAATGATGTAGCCGATGTTATCGCTCAATCTCAATCTGTACTCGATTTAAACCTTGGCAGTAATACTTTGAAAGTTGAAACAGGCAAAAAGGTATTAGACAGTTATGTACCTAACCTTGAGCCTAAAGAGTACGACAAAATTATTGATGAAATTGAAGAAGCTGTTCAACGACAAGAACAGGATCTTGCATATCATGATGATGAAGGGAACGAAGTAGATGAGGACGCAGAAGGAGATAGACAAGGCGATAACCAACTTCGAGGCAGAGATAAAGAAACTCCTTGAATTAGGTTATAATCCTAAGCAAGCTGTTAAAAAGGCTTATGAGGCATATCCTGTTATGCAACTGATGAAGCCTACGTTACAGGTTGATTTGACGAACTCATTCATAGCTGGGTATGGCGAGGATATTCCGTATAGTACTAAAAGCATTTCAATGGCAATGGCTGAAAGCTGGGCGGCTGATAAGTTAACATTATCTAGTCGCCTTTATGGTCGTTCTAAGGCTATTAAACAAAGCGTGGCTGATACTTTGACGCAAGCGTTTAAAACCAATAAAGCTGTACGAGATACTGCAAAATCAATCTTCGATGGGTATGGCAATGGTGGTATTATTCCAGAAGCCTCACTACCTAAATTTATTAATGATCTTACGAAGCTCAATATAACTGGTAGTAGTACTCCGGAAGCTAAGCAACTACAACGCAAGGTGCTGCGTAGTGTTCGTGATAAAGTATCAAGGCTTACCACTCCAGGCGTTAGGGCTGCATATACTGAATTAACCCATGCTATTGATAAAGGCAACGAAGAACGTATCAATAAAGCGTTAGAAACTGCTGTTCAAGAAAAGACACGTTATAATGCTGAACGTATAGCACGTACAGAAAATGCGAGGGCTTATGCTGACGGTCAAATAAATAGGTATATGAACGATGATGATGTCGTAGCCTATAAATGGCGGTTAGCTGCAAGGCACCCTCGCTTTGATATTTGCGACTTTTATGCTAATGCTGATTTATACGGACTTGGCAAAGGTGTATATCCTAAAGATAAGTTACCGACATTACCTGCTCACCCTCATTGTATGTGCCACATTCAACCATTAACAGAATTAGACATTCAAGAGAATAAGCAGCATAAAGGAATAAATCAAGCTGGCTTGGATTATATTCAAACACTAACTAAACCAAATCAGGAAGTGTTACTCGGTGTAAATGGTCGAAATACTGTATTGAGTGGCAAAGGAGATTGGCAAAACTTCGCAAGGGGCTGGACATCTAATATATTCAATGCAAGGGTTCCTGCTATGTTACAGGAAATGCCTAAACATACTATAAAACTACACCCACCGAAGGGCAGTCATATAAACTCAGATTATATTATTGATACTAAAGTTATAAACAACAAAGCGTATCGTGATAAATATAACGAACTAGGCTATTCAAAAGATATAACCAAACTGATTTTTTCAGAATGTGTAGCATGCTTAAATGCTGCAAATGGCTATAACCGAGAACGTGGCATAATGATTGACTTGGCAACAAAAACAACTGGTAAGGAAAGTATCGGTAAAATAGGTTCCGACAACGTAGGGATTTATTTTCCTAATAATGATAAAACACCAATAAATCGTTATGTAGTAATACATAATCACCCTAAGAACATCACTTTTTCTACTACTGATATAGAAAATTATTTAAGAAACAGCAGTGTTCATAGTGCTGTTCTTGTTGATAGTATGGGTCATGTGTATCAAATAAAAAATATTAATAGAAACATAGACGTAGATAAAGTTGTAAATAATATGAAGTCACTGTATAATGATGTTAAACAGTATCAATCAACATGGAAAGCGATGAATTCAGTTGTACAGCGGCTTGTAAAAGAGGGAATTATAGAATATGAAAAAAAATAAAAAGAAAAAAAATGATATACCAATCTTATGGGTGGACGATAGTCAATATGCCGACTTGCCTGTAACGAAAACCCCAGATGACATAATTACTGAAGAAGAACAAAAACAAATTGACGAAATACAAAAAAAATATGATTTTTAAGCACATACATGGTTGTATGTGCTTTTTGTTTACGCCCTTTCATGTGTGATGATTGGGCGTATTTTTATTGGTGCAATTAGGCGGAGGCCTGTTGCGCCTTTTTTATTTTCATGTATTTACGGAGGTTTACACATGAACATTGCAGAAGTTTATCAAGCACTCGAACAATTGGAAAATGGCAAAGATCTTATCGACGCTATTAAAGGTGAAACATCTCGCCTCAATAACGAAGCTAAGACAACGCGAGAAAAGCTACAAGGTCAAATTAATACGTTAACCGGTGAACGTGATACGCTTTCAACTCGTGTTAGTGAATTGGAAGAACAAGCAGGGGCTGGTTCTAACTCGCCAGAGTACAAACAACTCGAAAAGCAATTAAAAGCTATGAGCGACAAGTTTGAGCAAGCAGAAACTAAGGCAAAAGAAGCAGAAGCCAAACGAATTCAATCTGAAATTATGGCACAAACATTGGACGCTTTCACAAAGGCTAATGCGGTTGATCCGCAGGAGTTTGCACGCTTACTTGCCAATGACAATAAAGTTCAGGACGATGGCACTTATGGCTATCAAAAAGAAGATGGCACTATCGGTACTATTCAAGACCGCACCGCAGAATGGTTGCAAGGTAAATCTTGGGCCGTTAAAGCGACTGGCAATCCAGGTAGCGGACAAGGTGGTACAGGTGGCAGTGGTCCTGATGCAATTAAGGCTGAATTCGCTAAGGCTGTAGGCATTGAAATGTAATTATTTAATTATTGGAGGTCAATTACATGGCAGTTAATACATTACAATACTCTCAACAGTTTCAAACTGTACTCGACCAACAAATGTTAGTTGGTTCCACTACTGGCTTCATGGAAGTTAACGCAGGTCAAGTCAAATACGATGGCGGTGATACTGTTCATATTCCTGAAATTAGCATGCAAGGTATGGCGAAATATGATCGCGATGAAGGCTTCAATCGTGGTTCCGTTACTTTGAAATTTAATCCTTACAAAATGACACAAGACCGTGGTCGTACATTCTCTCTCGATTCCATGGACGTAAACGAAACAAACTTCGTTGCAACTGCTGGCACTGTAATGGGTGAATTCCAACGTACACAAGTTATTCCTGAAATTGATAGCTATCGTTATTCCAAAATTGCTGCGTTAGCAACTGCAGAAAACAAAGTAACAACTGGCTATACACCAGTTGTTACTGATATTCTCGATAAATTGGACGCAGAAATTACAGACATTCAAGACGTAATCGGCGAAGATGAAGCACTTATCATCTGTATGTCTACGAAATTGCGTTCTATCTTGAATAACGCGGATAAATTCCATAAATATTTGGACGTAGCTCAATTTAAAGCTGGTGCAATTAACACTAAAGTTCGTTCTTTTAATGACATTCCTATTCTTGGTGTGCCGTCCTCTCGTTTGAAAACACAATACGTGTTTAACGACGGTAAAACTTCAGGTCAAGAGGCTGGCGGTTTTAAAGCTGATACAGCAGCCAAAGAAATTAACTGGATTATCATGCCTCAACGTGCACCAATTGCTGTATCTAAAACAGATAAAGTCCGTGTATTTACTCCGGACATTAACCAAAAAGCAGACGCTTGGAAAATCGACTACCGTAAATACCATGACTTATGGATTCCTAAAAATCGATTGGCTGCAATTCATGTTAACGTTGGTGCGTAAGGTAGGTGGATAATATGGCACGTCTTGTACGATTAAACGAAGTGCAATATGTAAGCGAAGAATATGATATTAAACGCTTACAAGATGAAGGCTTTACGATTGAAGAATTGGAGCCTGTCAAAGATGATGATAAGTCAAAACGTAGCGGTAAAAAGCCCGATAAAGAGGAGTAATCATGTTACCTGAGGAGGTGTTCGAACGACGGCTCAGACAAGCTGTTAAGTCGAGCACCTTTATGGTGCAAAATGAAGCACAACAAAAGCATGATTTTATAACTCGTACCGCTCAATTGGAACGGGCTGTCGATACAAAATTTAGTTTTGACAATGGCAATAATATTGGGGTAGTGTACATTGACAATCAGGTAGCACCTTATGGAATATTCGTCCATCAAGGTACAAGACCTCATACTATTAAGCCTAAAACTAAACGTGCATTGCGTTGGGTTCCAATGGCTGGTAATAGCTTTTTCTTCGCTAAGGAAGTTCACCACCCAGGAACTAAATCCGACCCATTCTTATATGAAGCGTTGGAAAGAAAACGTAATGATGTATTTGATACATTTTCAAAAGCCACTGGGCTTGCTATTAATGATCTATCGAATAGCGATTGGCTTGGGGCTAAGGAAAAAGAAATTCGAATAGATATTTAGAGGTGTAACAATGCTATATGAATACGAAGAAATGCAGTTCACCGATGAGCTGTTAGGCAAAGAGGTTCTACCTCAACATGTAGAACGTGCAGAAAAAGCATTATATGCCTTTGCAAAACGTCTTGGCGTATTAGAAGGCGATATCGTAAGAAGTTATCTAGTCGATGAATTAGTGCAACTATATATATATCGTTTTGTGTGCGTTGACAAGGCTTATGCGTTACCAGGTGCATATACTCGCGACGGCTCAACCGATGATTTTTACAGCAAAAAACTGCAATATATCGATGAACGTATCACAATGTGCGAAATGCAAATTACACCGGAAGAGTTAACAGGCGACCCTACTAAATATGCTAGGTATCGAACTGTAGAAATTTTCAGGGGGTAATATGTGGCTCGAACTCATGCAACATATCAAACATGTAATTGATAGCCACGGAACAGGCTTTAATGTTATTCTTGGGGCTATGAGGCCACAAGCTGCAAATATCGATGCGAATGGCGTAATTATGGTGATTAGGGGAGAAACAACGCCGGGAGATAATACCATTCAATCTGAATTGCAACAAGAGTTATACATTGAAGTATGGGGACGTAATGACGACCCTGATATGAACGTAGGTTATGAAGTTATCGCTAAGTTCGAGGATACTTTCGAGGCGATTATGAATAATCTTCGTAATTCATGTGGCAGATTAGTTCCGGAAGCATGTATCTTGCAAGATAGTGGTTATCAAATCATCGATATTAAATGTACAAGTAAAGTAGGCGACCATGATTCAGTACGGCCATTGATTGGCACGCAGTACAGGTTTGTGGCTCGCCTTATTAATTTGAATGAAGAAACAAACGGAGGTATCTACTAATGCCAGCTCAACCAGCTACAGCAAAAAAACTTTATAAACCGCAACAGGCTGCAATGCCTACTGCTGGTAAAAATTATTTGATTTATGTTAATACTGGCACCGACGAAACAACAGGTGCTGAATGGCTTTTATTAGGCGGACAGCGTACAGGTGATGTATCTCGTAAGGCTGATAGCATCGATGCATCTCACAAAGGCACTAACGGTTGGAAGTCTACTATTCCAGGGCTTAAAGAGTGGTCCATTGACCTTGAAACATTGCTTATGCCTAACGAAGAGTCATTGCAATTGTTAGAAAAAGCGTTCTTGAATGATGATCTTATCAACATCAAGATTGAATATCCTAATAAAGCCTACATGACAGGTATTTGCTCCATTACAGAATTGTCTATGAACACACCACATGACGATGTGGCAACGTATAAAGGCAGCTTGAATGGCGTAGGTCCATTGTCCGAATTAAAACAACCATAATTTATAGTTAATTTAAGGAGTGCGCACTCATGAAAAAAATCACATGTGATGTATTTAATACTGGCGAAACAATTTATTTTACGATTGGTCGAATTGCTGAACTTGAACAGCTATGGGGCGAACCTATTTTTAAAGCAGTTCAAGCTGGGGCAATGACATTTCAACAATTAATCACTGCATTTGTTGTCGGAATGAAGCATGAAGGTCGTAAACGCGATTATATTTACTACCAGGAAAAGCTACAACAATTATTTGATGAAGGCGAGGTTCAATATCTAGACCTTGTACAGTTAATTGTAAAAGCATTAATCGGTAGTGGTGTCTTTGGTAAGGCCGCGTACTATGCATCATTTCCTGAAGAAGCTGACGAAAAAGCACAATCCGAAGTAGAAGCAGAGGAAGCAGAAGCAAAAAACTAGAAGGGGGCTATACAGCCCCCTCTTTTAATTTATGGATAACTAAGGCCGAGCGTACGGCTTATGGGCCACTCAATTTAAAGCCTTGGGAGTTTATGAAACTAAGCCCTATGGAATATTACAAACTGGTTGAAGGGTACGAATTGCGAATGGAGATTGAGGACCGTAGACAGGCTTATTTTACGTGCATAATGACAAACGTTCATATTGCTGGCACTAAGCGGTTAAAAGTCGAGGACATCATGAAGCAATTACACCCTATTACGTTGGCACAACGCAAAACGGAAGAAAAGTTATTCATGGAAGAATTCAGACAGGCGGGAGGTGAGATATAAGAAAATGGCAGATTCACAAATCAATGTTCGCATAGTTGGTTCATCTAGTGGTGCTGAACAAGCACTCGATAGAGTGGCTAAGAAAGCGGAAAACGCACTAGGCAAAGACGTTACTGCTTCGATGGAGGCTGTTAAAAGTAAAGCCCAAAAGATCTTTGGTATTGAAATTCCTAGTATCATGAACGCTGCCAAAAGTGGTGCTGCATTTGGTGCTGCGGCAATAGGGATTGAAGCTGCAGGGCGAGCCATGAAAGATATGGCAGTTAGTGCTGTTCAAACCACCGACCAACTTACACAGATTAGGGCACGTATCAATCTAATTAATGACGGCAGTCAGTCTACTGCTGAAATTATGGACAAGATTTATAGTGCGGCTAACCGTTCTCGTGGTAGCTATTTAGATATGGCCGATAGTGTTGCTAAGTTGAATATGCTTGCAAAAGACGCTTTTTCATCTAACGACGAAGCAATCTATTTTGTTGAACAGTTAAATAAGCAATTCAAAATCTCCGGTGCTAGCGTTGAAGAAACAACATCAGCTATGTACCAGTTAACGCAAGCAATGGCAGCTGGTAAGCTACAAGGGGACGAATTCCACTCCATTATGGAAAACGCTCCGATGTTGGCACAATCTATTGCCAGTGAAATGGGTTTGACGGTAGGCCAATTGAAGGAAATGAGCTCGCAAGGGCTTATTACTGCTGACATTATCAAGGAAGCCTTATTCAATAGTGCAGAAGAAACAAACGCTAAGTTTGCAGAAATTCCTATGACGTTCCAAGATATAGGAACGCAAGTTCAGAATGAATTAATAGCTGCATTTCAACCGGCTATGGAAGAAATAAGCAACATGACAAGCTCAGGTGTGTTGAACGATGCACTTGCTGGGCTATCTATTGCCTTTCGCTTAGTTGGTACTGCTGCACAAGCGGCCATTATTACTGTAAAGGGTGCTTTTAGTGCATTATCTGTTGTAATTGGTACAGCTAAGAATATTGTTACGAGCTTTGCGAACCTATTCAGGACTGCCATGCCAGGTGTTGCCACAGCCATTGTAGGTGTTACAACGGCTTTTATAACTTATAAAGCGACTGTCGCATTATGTAGCGCTCAAACTGCTGCATTGACTGTTAAAACCGTAGCATTGAAAACGGCACAAGTAGCTTCTGCGATTGCAACAAGGGCTTATGCGGTGGCAATGACTGTTGTTAAAGTAGCCATTCAAGGTACTATCTTATCGATAGGCGCATTGACTTTGGGGACAACTGTCCTTAAATCTCTGTTTCTAGCTTTAAGAAGTAGTACGATAGCTGCAGCTACTGCACAACGTGTGCTAAATGCTGTTATGAAGGCAAACCCAGTCGGAATATTAATATCTGTCATAATGACTTTAGTCGGTGTATTTGCAACTGCCTCTGCTGCATCTAATGGGTTCGGTAATACGTTAAGTTCGGTGTTTTCAACTATTGTTCATACCGCCGTTTGGGGTGTGAATAAAATTATCGAAGGGCTTAACTGGTTAATTGCAAAACTTAATAGCGTAGGGGATAAAGTCGCAAAATTCTTTGGTACTACATTTACTGCTATTCAACAAGTAGATACAATCAGTGCTGATGATACACAGGCCTTTATCAATAAAGCAGAGGATATGGCCTCACAAGTCATGCAAGGTGTAACAGGTGGCGGTGATACTGGTTTCGATGGTGGAGCAGGTGGCGGCGGAGGCGGTTATGATACTGGCTCCGGTGGTGCTGGTGGCGGAGGTGGTTCCGGTGGCAGTGGTGCATCTGGAAAGGATCTTGCAAAAGAGGCCAAAGAGGTTCACGAAAAAATCTTGCAATCGTTCTTAGAAATGCAAGGCAATCAAGTCGAATTAATTGAATTGCAATATAAGAAAGAACGAGAAGAACTTGATAAATCTAAAGACGCTAATTCGAATTATCAAGAGGACCTTAAAAACCTAAACGATGTTTATGCTGATAAACGTATCAAGGCAAAGCAAGAGGAATTTACAAAACTTCGAGCTATTGAAACTAGTATTCGTGATATGCAACAAGATTTTGCGTTTAAAACTTCAAGTAAAGATAGTACAGGCAGTGTATCTCCTGCCGTGCAGTTGGCAACAGATTATGCCAACTCCATTGACGAAATCGAGGACCGTTATGCAGAAATGGTCGATAAGTTCATGAAAATGGACAAAATGGAGCAACAACATCATATTGATCTGTTAAAACAACGAGGTGTTGAATTCGAAATGAGTGCTGACGGACAAATTTCCTACGAGAAAATGAAAAACGAGGAGTTGTTAGCGGCACAAGATGAGTATGCTAAAAAGGCGTTGCAACAACATACTGATCTAGTTAATGAAAAGTATGCTATTGATGAGGCTATGCGTACTCAAAACTTTGAGGCACTTCAAGCTGCATTGACAGATGAGTACATTGCAGAACAACAGCACTTCGACTTAAAAAAACAGCTTCTTGAGGAGTGGAAAGAAGCAGTATTCGATGCTCATTGGAATGGACAACAAGTTATGTTTGACGCTGCACAAGCCGGCTTGGATAGTTTTCAAAATTCTATTTCAGGCCTTATTCAAGGTACAACAACGCTTATGCAAACGTTCCAAAATCTAGGTAAAGCAATACTCAAAACTATTGCGGATAGCGTAGCACAATGGATAGCAGGTCAAATCAAACAGGCAGTCTTTGGTAAAATGCTAGCGGCTCAACAATCTGCAACTGGTATTGCTGCAGCTAATGCTCAATTACCAGCTTGGAGTGCATTGGCTCAACAAGTTAGTATGGCGACATTTGGTGCTAGTGCTATCGCTGGCATGGCTGCGTGGAGTGCTAACACGGCAGCTGGTGCAGCTCAAACAGCTACACAAAGTGCATTTTCAGGTATGTTTAATTCCGGTTCAAGTGGATTTAGTAGCAACCTATCCCTACCAAAATTGGCAAGCGGTGGTGTGGCATATGGCTCCACTTATGCTGAGATTGGCGAAGGTAAATATAAAGAAGCTGTATTGCCTTTGAGCGAAAGCACCTACGACGAAATCGGTGGAGGTATAGCTCGTGCCAATGGTGGCGGTGCTGGTAGTATTACGTTCAACGTATCTGCTATGGACGCTCAATCGTTTGGAACATGGCTCGAAAACTCTGCAGGCCGTTCACTAAGACAGTTTTTAGTTAACCAAGATAGGGAATTTATAGCAACGGAGGGAACATGGTAATATGGCAGATTTAATTAAATTTCCGGATATCAAATCCCTTGCGTGGAAGTCTACGAAGGCTCAAAAATGGGATACTAAAATAAAGCGTACTGGGAGCGGTCGAGTACGAACCATGACAACGTGGCAGTATCCGCAATATACGATTACTACTGAATTTGCAATATTAACTCCAGAGGAACATAAGCAAATTATGGGGTTTTATGCAAAGGTAAAAGGTGGTACAGTTCCATTTCTTTGGTTGGATCCAGAAGATTTTGAGGAAAAGGGCATTCGTTTAGGTACTGGGGCTCAATCTGAATGGCAAGCAGTTCGTTTGTATGGTGATTTTAGGGAACCGGTAGCACATATCGAAAACCTAAAATTATATGCTAATGGGACACCGATAAATGCTGTATCTGATAAGGGCGTAATTAGATTAGCACAAGGGGTAACAGTAGCACCGACTGCTATTATTACCGCTGACTATACATATTATTGGAAAGTCATGTTCAGTGGTGATTATACGGACGAGATTATTTATAAAGACATCTTCAAGTCCAAGTCTTTTAAATTAGTAACAGTGAGGTGATTAAATGAAGGAAGTCGGACAGATTTTAAGCAATCATTTAAGCACATCTCAATCATTCTTGTCGTGTGATTTATACGAGCTAAAACTAAAAAGCGGTATCAGCTATTACTGGGCCGATACCGATGCAGATGTAAATTATGGGGGCCACACTTATAAAGGTGATGGCCCTATTATTACGCGCGAAAAAATAGCTACGAACAGTACGGTTAGTGTTGATAAATTAAGCGTAACTGTTACTGCTAGCCAAAGCGACCAAATCGGTGGTGTGCCTGTATTGGAAGTCGCTCATAATGGTGGTTTAGACGGTGCAACGCTTGATCTACGCCGTGCCTTTTTTGACGATGCTGGCAAGGTGATTGAGTGCATAGACCTATTCCATGGAATTTGCGAAGTAACACAGGGCGGTGGCTTTATATTGAAGATTAGTGCAAAGTCAGTTGTACAAAAGCTCAATATCGAATATCCAAACCGAAGATATTACCCTCAATGCCCTTATAGCATTTATTCAAAAGAATGTGGTGTTGACATTAAGTCTTATCGTAAAAAAGCAAAAGTAACAGCTGTTACTGGTACGAACACTGTGCAAATCGATATACCGTTTGAGGACGGCTATTATACAGCCGGTGGTATGGAATGGATAAGCGGACCATTAGCAGGGCAAGCAACGCAAATTATGGATAGTAAAAATAGCACTATTATTTATATGAGTGCGACTAACACATCACCTCGTATTGGTGATGTAGCTTATATCTATCCAGGATGCGATAAAACACCGACTACTTGTAAGAATAAATTCAATAATTTTAGTCGGAATAGGGCGACACCTTATGTTCCTTTAAAGGAGACGATACGATGAAATTAACAACAGGTGAACGTATAGCAAATGCTGCATGTGAATGGCTAGGTACTCCGTATCAAAATAACGCTATGGTGAAAGGTAAAGGGGTAGACTGCTCATATTTATTGGTGGCTGCAGTGGTTGATAGTGGCCTAATGAATATTGCAGATTTCAATATCGAAAACTATTCCAATGAATGGCATTTACATCGTTCCGAAGAAAAGTACCTAAAGTATGTCAAGCAAGTAGCAGACGAGGTGCCTTTTGATGATCTTCGTATCGGTGATTTCTTACTATACCAATATGGCCGATGCATTTCTCATGGTGCCATTTATATTGGTAACAATTTAGTAATTCATGCGTTCGTTGACTTGGGCGTTATTCTCTCGTCGATTGACGATGTATTGTTTTATGACGCCAAAGGGAAAAGTCGCTTGCGTGCCGTGTATCGTTTCAGGAAAGGTGGTAAATAATGGGCTTTTTATTTAATCGCGGTAAAAATACCACTAATCGAGCCGATATGATTGCTGATTTTCAAATCAACAGTGCTTCATATGGCGAGGTAGTGCCTGAAGTGTTAGGCACTACACGATTGAGTGGTAATATTATTTACTATGACGATTTCACACCTCATGAACATCGCAGTACGACAAGAACTGGTAAGGGTGGCGGTTCAAAGCATACAGAGATAACCTACACCTATACTGTTGCATGTGCTATTGGCTTATGTGAGGGCCCTATCGCTGGCATAGGGAAGGTTTGGCGAGACAAGGAGATATATACCTATCCGAGCGAAAAAATCGAACTGACAGCATATAATGGCGATTATGGACAAACTCCATGGCCTTATGTTTTATCTAAGCACCCAGAGAAGGCATTGCCTTATAGTGGCTTGGCATATATGGCTGGGGTGGTTGATTTAGGGGAGCGAGGTAGCCTACCTCAATTTAATTTTGAAATTAGAGGGAAGTTATTAGATACGGGCGACGGTATTGATGTAAACCCTGCCGATTATATTGTGCATGTGTTAAAGTCTATCGGCATTGATGATGTAAGTATCGACGGATTAGAAAATTATCGTGCCTACTGTAAAGCAGCTGATATTCTAATTAGTACACCTCCGGACAGTAAAAGCTCCAAGGCTCAAAATGTTATTAATGATATAGCTGAAATTACAAACAGCCTTGTCTTTTGGTCTACAGACCGTTTGAAAATTGTACCATTAGCAGACAAGCCTATTGGCGATTGGTCGCCGGCTAATCAAATTCAATATAACTTAACGGCAGATGATCTTATTCCGGCTAGCGACGGACAACTTATTGTATATAAGCGTAAAGATAGCTCAGAAACTTATAATCAGGCAACAGTTGAGTTCATTAATCGCGCCAATAGTTATGAAAAAGAAACAGTATCATTCGAGGTGGTAGCGGACGTGCAAAAGAATGGCCTCAAACCAGCCTCTAAAAAGTCCGCTCATTATCTCTATACTAAGGCTAGGGCTCAATATTACGCTGAACAGCTGGCTATGAAACGGCTTTATGCGAAAAACCAATATACATTCCATCTCGATTGGGCATTTTGTAGATTGGAACCAGGCGACCTAGTAACAATCACAGATGAGTTATGCGGATTGCGTGAACAAATCGTAGTTATAACGTCTGTTTCAGAAGCTGCAGATGGACAACTTGAAATTACAGCAGAGGGAAAACCTCCAGGAACATATGCTCCAGCTAAGTATAACGTTCATGAAAACGAACGACCTTTTATTGATTATAATGTGCCTGCTCCAAGTGTTAATGACGTGGTTATTATTCAAACGCCAGGTGATGTAGGTGGTAATGAATTATATATCGGTGTTAATTCAGAGCCTAACTGGGGAGGCTGTTCTATATGGTTGTCGGACAATAACGAAAACTATAAACGAATTGGCAATATCTCGCAACAAGCTCGAATGGGTAGGCTTAAAACGAACCTAACACAAGGAAGTAACTCCGCTAATGTGATAATCAATCAAGGAGCATTAAAAGGTGGCAGTCATGTTGACGCTGAACGAGCCAATACTCTTTGCTGGGTTGACGGTGAATGTCTATCTTATGAGACAGCTCAATTGCAGCTTAATGGCGATTATGCGTTAGGTGGTATTATACGCGGTCAATATGGCACTAATGATACAACGCACAATGCTGGTGCTAGGTTTGTAAGAGTTGACGAGGCGTTATATCATGCTCCGTATCGTAAAGAGGATATCGGAAAGCAGGTATATTTTAAATTTACTTCGTTCAATATGTATGGATCTAACGAACAAGGATTAGATGAGGTGCAAGCATACCCATATACAATCACACCGTACTATATTCCGGAAGTAAGCGATTTAGCATTATTCACTAAATATTACGAAATTGGCGATGGTGTTTTGTCATTTGATGTAGTGGCTGCATTTACTCAACCAACTATTAATACATTTGATACTGTCGAAGCGTGGTGTCGTGAAGGTACCAACGAATGGAAGTATGGCGGTAATGGTGATAACCAAATCGTTATTAGTGGTTGCGAGTTAGGCCATACATATGAAGTGCGATTAAAGGTAAAGGACCGCCACGGAAACTACTCACAAGGCATTATCAAATCTGTATTAGTTGAGCTCAAATCGGAAGTGCCTAATACTCCGCAAGGGCTGGGCGTTTCATTTGGTGATGTCGCTACCTTTAATTGGTTAGAGGTGCGTAACGCTGACATTGATTATTACGAGTTGCGATATGATCTGCACCCAGGCCAAGAGTATGGGTTAATTGGTAAAAGCAATAATACTACTTTAAGCACTCTATTAACAGAACGGAGTGCGAAAGTATATTTATATGCTCACAACCCCACAAAAGGATATAGCGCACCGGCAGAGTTAACATATAACGTTCCTATTCCACCTAAACCATCTAACATCAAAATTGTTAGCTTGATAAATGGCATCGGAATTACTACCGATACTATCAAATTAGGTTGTAAGGGCGTTAATATTTACGTTGACGGTACACGATATTTCTTCACAACGAACGTAGCAACAATACCATTGGAAAGTGGCGTTCATACAGTACAGGTTGCGTTTGTTGATCTATTCGGTGAAGGTCCTAGAAGCGATGAGCAACTAGCCACTATCAAAGCTAAAATCGATAAAACCTTATTGGACATGGAAAGCCTAGGCCTAGAGGGCATAGACAAGGCAGTAAATGACTTGAAAAGCGAAGTCGGAACAGTCAAGACCGCCGTCAATGGAATGGATAGCAAGATAATCGACCTTGGCAATGCGTACCAGCGCACTTTGAGCGATTATCAGAATAACGTAAACTCACAAATTACGCAGATTTCTAGCGGCATTGATTTGAAAGTAACGCAAGCTATCAATAATATAGACGGCGCTGAACTGGTGAGCCGTATCAATCTAAGCCCAGCAGGTACACGCATAGACGGCAAATTATTGCATGTTACTGGCGAGGCGTTGTTTGATAATAATGTCATTACCAAAGGCATGATACAGGCTGGCGCCGTTACTGCTGATAAAATGCAAGTTGATAGCCTATCAACTATCACGGCTACAATCGGCACATTACGAACTAAGACGAGTGGCGCAAGGGTTGAAATTAGCGATAATCTTATCGAAGTATATGACGATGACAATCAATTACGAGTGAGGTTAGGCGTATGGGAATAATTACATTTTTCAAAAAGTTATTTAAGCGATTATTTAAGCATGGGGGTGAAAATAACATGCCAGCTGGATTACAAGTATTTAATAAGAACGGCGTACAAATTGTTAGCTTGACGGATAGACTAACAAAAGTATCTGGCGTTAAGCGTTTCGATGTGATTGAGGAAAGCGGTAGCGCCACAGTCGAATTGAGCAAAGGCCAGCATATATGGTATTTCTTGAATTCGTATGCAGGCGATAATGACGGCTATTTGTATGGCTTTGGCCCTAATTACAATATTGTTGTTGAGGGTGGTAAAATCTCGTGGAATTTAAAAGCACCTAATAATGTCAATAAACCTTGTAAAGTAGCATTAATCTATGGGGTGATGTAATATGAAACATTTTGAAAGTCATAATAACAATAGCATAGTAACAATCAATGACACCGACAGTTGTCTATATTTAAAACATAAAATCAGCTTAAAAAATATACCAATTAAAAACTCACAAGAAATAGAGCATGGTGCAGTTTATCTGTATAATGGCGATGGAATTACCTATGGTGTCGAAGACTTGCAAAATGGACACAGATACCATGCAAACTTATATATTCCTATATTGCAACGTCAAGTAGATGAAAGTTATGTATATGCAATGAGTTCTGACTTGCCGATTAAAGATATTTCTATAGCAGAAACAAGAAACAAACAACATCCTACTCGTGCTGGGAAATGGACTAATTACTTACGAATTACTTTTGAAACGGATAGCCTTGAAAACGTACGCAAGATTGCCGACACTATGGAAGTGTATGTATTTTCTAATAAAATGCCTAAAACAGATAAATATGGCATGGAAATATACGATAAGAATGGCAATGTTATATTTAACAGCAATTTATTAACAATGCGATTGGCGTTAGTAATTCATAAGGATTATCCTGCTACATTCCTATCTAAGGAAGAGTACGAAATAGGCAAAGTTAAATTTCATGGCATTAAAAAAGCTGGATTGAGTTTTACCTATCCATTGGCAGCTATTGGTTCAGATAGTGGCTTTATGGCTCATAAAGTTAGCTGGGACGGCGACGGCGTTGATATTGTAACAACGTACGGCGGAAATGCTGGCGGTATTATTCGACAAAACTCAATCACAACAACGCAAGTATTAATTTGCGAACTCGACGGAACTCAAAATATTCCAGCTATTGAAATAATGATGATCTAATAGCGAGGTACATATGAACTTTATCAGAAACGAGCCAGAGACATTGCACATCGGCGCGGACTATCGTAGAGGTTACGAGGTCAGTGCCGATTTTGATTTAACAAACTGCACGGCGGTCATGAAAGTGCGGAGCATGCAAGGCAAATTATTGTCCGAGGCTGAATGTGTAATTCATGAGAATATTGTGTACTGCACAATCACCGCCGAGGCAACTAAGAACATAGGCCGCAACTACAGGAGCGGTCAATATGATGTATTTCTCACTCATGGGAGTGAGGCTACTAAAATCGTAATGGGTGATATTAAATTCATTCATGATATTTCAGCACATTAGGGGGTGCAATTATGGAAGATACAAATAACTTTGAATATGTGAACGTTAAAGCAAGGGTTCCGAAAGTGATTGACATTACAATTCCGGGAACGCAAGGCGTACAAGGAAAGCAAGGAAATCAAGGGCCACAAGGACCACAGGGCGAACAAGGGCCAAGAGGCGAGCAAGGTCCTAAAGGTGATAAAGGCGCCCCATTCACCTATGCAGATTTCACAGCAGAACAGTTAGAGTCTTTGAAAGGCCCTAAAGGCGATAAAGGTGAGGACGGACGAGACGGCGCAAGTGCTACAGCCGACAACGCTCATCAGTTATTATTGCAAGGTAACGTATGGGCCGAAAGTGCCAGCGTTGACGATGTACTCACCGCATTAATTGGTAATATGGGTAAGCCGTTCCCTAGAACTGAGTTTAAGCCTTTAACATTTACGCAACCAACAAAAGGACAAACAGAGCTATCATTACAAGGTGAGGACCATTATAAGGTCAGTCTTGAGGGTGGCGAACTTGTAGAAGTTGTGAATGGCTCGGCAAATATCACCATTCCAGCATATGGAAAATCTGATATTGTAGTTGATTATTTCAATATGTTAGGGGTAAAAGTATCAAATATTACTATTACTGGTATTAAGGAGTTACAATTTACCGACAAAAATGGAATTACAGTATTTAAAGAAGGTAACGTGTTAACAATTGACCTTACCAACCAAACAGATAACATCGATAAGAATTATGATATTTCCGATAGACCTGCTTGGGTGTATGACGGCGTTACGGAATTTAAGTTTATTTCTAATTCCCCTAACAAAATTATTGGGTATGCGGAAACTAGCAAAATCCCAATTGACAACCTATATGCTACATTAAACACTATCGGCAACCCTAACATCAAAACTATTTACGCCCAATATGGCGAAATTGGTAAAATGACATCTGTACTTATGACTCGAAGAGCCTATAGAAGTGTTGGCGATGGAGCATCTCGTAAAGTAATATTCTTAGGGCAACAAAATATAAGAACACAGGTTGAATTAGAGCGTATAAAAGCCGACTATTTTGCAGTAATGTCTGAACCATTTAACGGATACGTTGCGGGGTTCGGTGATTTCTACAAAACCGCACCAGATAATGAATAATTAGCTAACATAAGGGGAAACAATGCAAGTAATAACAGATTTTTTATGCGAGGCTTGGCGAACATTGACGGATTCGTTCGTACTAAAAGCCTTGCTTGCTGTTATCGCCGATGTGGCGATATATATGATTGGCTTAAAACATGTGCAGGTGCTAGGAATATTTATATTATTAGTATTCCTAGACCTCATCACAAAATGGGCGGCGCTTGGGTATAAAATGCTGGTAGACATGGGTGCTAATCCAGACAATCTAAGCATGGCGGATAAATACATAGCCATACCTGCTGCATGGGGAAAAGGTATTATATCCTCAAAGCATATGAGAAAGCCATTTGTAACAAAAGTTTTAACGTATTGCCTTGCCACAGGCGCCGCATGGTGTTTTGACTATATGGCAGGTCAATACGCTTTCGCCGTTAATATCGTATGGCTATATCTCGGCTCAGTTGAACTATTGAGCATACTTGAGAACATGCGGGACGGCGGAAATACTACCATATCGGGCTTGCTTGACGTGGTTCATGCCAAAGTCGATATGATACTCAAAAAATAATATAGTGTTGTTTGTGCCACGCTCGCGATATATGGGCGTGGCTTTTGTATTTGAAAATCAGAAATAACGATAAAAACACTATGAAATTATCGTTAAAAGCAGAAACAGAGGTGTGAATAATGAAAATTGGTACATATTTCGATGATTACGAATTCGCTTGTAAGTGTGGCCGTCATGGATATGATAGCGACGGACGCCCTATTTTAGACCACATCATCGATAAAAGGCTCGTTGATGTATTAGACGCTATTCGGGAACGTATCGGGCAACCTATCGAAGTGTTAAGCGGTTATCGTTGCCCAGAACATAATGCAGAAGTAGGGGGCGTGCCAGATTCCCAACATGTAGAGGGTACAGCGGCCGATATTACTTATGACGGCATTAACGTTGACTACCTCGCCGAAGTGGCCGAAGAATGTGGCGCCGACGGCATTGGGTGCTACTATCACCAAGACTTCGTGCATGTTGATGTACGAGGCTATGCAGCACGTTGGAATGATCTTGATTAAATAGGGGGCTAGATATGTATGAGAAATGTAAAATATACCTCAACGCGGTTAAATCTCAAATTACTGTTAAGCGGTTTATTGTGCTTGCTGGTGCTATGTTGCTCGTCATTGGTGCATGCCAGCTCATCGACGGCTACTTCACCGCAAGAGCAAACTATAACCGTGCCATTGACAAGTTGGAACGAACTCAAAACGAACTTAATCGAAGCCGACGCCTCAATCAAGAGCTCAAACTTGTCATTGAGCGAAGCTCAGAGCTTAACAGTCAAGCAGGCGACCGAATTACAAGAATTGAAGATTATCAACAAAGAGAGGGAGAAGGACTTAATCGCCTTGAAGGATATCAACAAGAAACAGGGCGAAGAGTTAGCGAAAGCATCGGAAATAACAACCGAGCAAGCGAACTCATTGGAGAAAGCCTCGACATCATTAGACGAATTGAAGGCGGAAATAAAGAACAACCGAAGAACTGAACAAAGGTTACGCCGGCAACGTGATACATGGGCGATTAGTAATGCTGCGCTTTTCTTGGCTAGTGCATTACGCAGATAACATGGAGGTGATCCCATTTCTCCTTACTGCATAAAGGTGGATATGCAGACAACTTTTGATTATTAAACAAGGGCACTTACTATAAAAGTAGGTGCCCTTATTTTTTTTGCACTTTTGACATCATTTTGACATCAACTTATATTAAAATATGCTAAAATATATAATTATATATGTAGTATAAAAGCTGATAAATGCTGTATTCCTTGATTTTATAAATGTTTATTAAATGCCACGCCATCTTGAGGGGGTGGTGAGCGTACGCTCGTGAGGGTTCAAGTCCCTCCAACCGCACCAAATATAAGGACCTACAGTTCACTGTAGGTCCTTCTTTTATATCTGTATGAGCAGAGTTTTATGGGAGAGATATGATTAAAAAAAGTATTGCCTTATGCATGCTTTCGCTAGCATTGTCTTGTCAATCTAGTTTGGCTGTATCAGTAGAAAATCAAAGTCAGACGTCAAGTATTACAATCAAAAGTAATATAAAATCTGAAGATTCTTTAAAGTCAGAGTTTGTTGAAGTTATTCCTGGTGCTTTTAAAAGAGTTGGGATGGGTAATTCAAAAACACCAAGAAAGCTTTCAGCAGAAGAAATTGAGTTATTGAAAGCACAAAGTCAGAAACGAGCTAAACAACGATTATTAGAACTACAAAAGTCAGATATGAAGGTGGAGTATCAAATTTTTGATCTCCTTTATAATGATCGGGATGAAAAGGCACTCAAACAAATTACACGCTACAATACGTTAGAAACAAATAAGCAAGGCTATGGATATGGCAGTAGAGATAAACCATTACGTATCGTAAGTCCTTATATGAGAAAAAATGGACACGGGGAAATTAAATTAACGAACCCAGTTAATATTCCATCCTACAGAACGCGTGCAGATAAGAATAAAGCAAGTGATAAAGAATTTAAAGCCTTTCTAGAAAAGAATAAAGGGAAATCTTATGATCTGTATACGGCTAGAACTAAAGAGGAGATAAAAGAATCAATAGAGGCATTTTTTAAGCCCATAGAGTTAATTGAGTATCCTATTAATAATCCTAAGGATTATAAGCTAGTTGCTACGATTCCAGGGTTTCCTAAACAAATACCTAGCTTTGCAAAGAATATTCATCTGCATAGTAATCCTCCGTTCTTGCAAGGTGGTTCATATGTACAACTGGCTTTTGGTGGTACACCAGATCAATTGAAGCCTTACATTGATGAGGCAAGGACAGATTCTAAAGTTGTCATTTCGAAATCTGATCTATCCAATGTATATGTAAAAAACTATGTTGATTCAAATATGGAATATGCAGATACTTTGAAAACCTTAATGCCTACATCGATAGTTGTTGTAGAAAATACAACAGTACCTATGGGCAAATATGTACAAAATCAAGTGGACAATCCTATTGAGAAATCTGTTGATGAAATGTATGCATTACAGAATCAAGTGTTGGCTGAATTTAATAAGATTAAGATTGATGGTGAGGATAGCGAAGCTAAGTATAAACGTTATGTAGAAACGCGCAAGAGAGTAGAGGCTGAGCGAGATAGATTAAAACCTAAACCGACGGATACGGTAGGTTTAGGTAAGAAGAAATATCCTATTTATACAGAGTCGGAGAATCGAAAACTACAGAAACAATATTTACATAGATTGTCTTTTAATGAAGACTCGGTAGAAATACCTGCTGGTTATGTAATATATTTATTTGATTTCGCTGGTAATTGGAATCATCCATATGCGTTAGGCGCAGCGGTGAGCCCTGAGAAAAATTATATTATTTATTTCTGTCAGCGCGGTTAATTGTAGGTCTAATATTGTAATTGGCTGATTTAATCTCTTTAAAAATGGCAATTATTAAACTAAAAATAAATTATTGACATAAATTATTTTAAAATATAAAATAATTGTAGACATACTGGCGTGTCAAAAAGGGATTAGAGAGTTCAGCCAGATACAATATGATATAGTTCGAGAGATCTATATACAAATTAAGACATGTTACGAGAGAGACGAGAGAAGAGTAACATGTCTTTTTTGTATGCCTAAAAAAAGATGATATTTCATTTTTTACTCATAAAAATATCTTCATTTTGTATTTAATTAACTGATAAATATATTTAAAAAT